GACTATATGTTTAATACTAAAGTCCCATTTGCCTCTGTTCCTGATCGTGGTTTATTTTTACTTCAATCTTATGGTATCCAGTATACATTTAATGAAATGATTACTATTCAAACACATGATGGTTTATATGATGAAGCAAATAAAAAGTATTTAATGACTTATATGCCCGAACAAAAACCACGTACATCATTACCTTTTATTGTACATCAGGCGGATTTAATGGCTGCTAGGATTGAATTTGAAAGAGAATGGTTACCTAAATTACAAGATAGCGTGGAGACCAAAAAGAAACCATTTACATTGGATACTAAGAAATCAGCACCTGTCACTTCCGCTACTAAGTCTAAAGCATTAGGTAGTGTAAAAAGTCAAGGACTTAAAAACTTATTAGATAATTTATGATATTAATAATTATTATTCTTTCTATATTGGTCGTGACTCTCGGATTCACGACCTTTAACCTCTTACGTAAAAACGAAAAACAAGAGGATATTTTAGCCGGTTATATGACCTACCTAAATAAAATTTCAGATACTATAGAAATGGCTGAAAAGAAAATGATAGAAGTGGATGCTAAAGGTAGTTTTAAATCTGATGATGAAGTAGGATTTTTCTTTGAACAAATTAAAACTATTCAAACTGCTTTAAGTACTTTTATTATTAAGAATATTTCAAAATAATGGAAGAGGTTGTTGTAAAAAAGAAGAAAAAAGGAGTACAATACTTTACTCAAGATACTGAGGATGCTATTGTATTGTATAATAATACTACTGATTTTGAATTAAAAAGTAGAATTTATCACGATAGAATTCATTATGCTTTTTTTAAACTTACCGAAAATATTATTCACACATTTAAATTTTATTATACTGAGGTAGATAATATTGAGGATTTACAACACGAGGTAATTACTTTTCTTTTATCTAAAATCCACTTATTTAATCCAGAAAGAGGAGCTAAAGCATATTCTTATTTTGGAACTATAGCTAAACGTTACTTAATATTATCAAATCAGAAAAATTATAAAAAACGTATTGATACTATTGGTTTAGATACTTTAGAAGAAGACGAGGAACATTCATACACCATTGATGATTCATCTCATGATGAACGTCTATCAATGTTTATAGATGAATTCTCCGATTATTGCACTAAACATATTTATACTTTATTTCCTAAAGAATATGACGCTCAAATTGCGGATGCTATTTTAGAATTATTTCGTAAGAGAGAACATTTAGATATATTTAATAAAAAAGCTCTTTACATTTATATCCGTGAAATCGTAGACGTTAAAACTCCTAAAATTACTAAAATAGCTAATCAACTTTATGACATTTTTAAACAAGGTTATGTATTTTATTTAGAACATGGATATACAAAGTTTTAGTTTTCATATTTATAAGAAACTAACTGTATATTTATGTCACAATTTGATAACATAATTTTTAAAAATAAAAAATTTTCGGATGTTTTAGAGGAAATCTATAATAACCAAAAGAAAAAAGACCAACAGGTTACTGCTTTAATTTCTGAATTAAAACCACTTATTTCTGATATTGGGGATGCTACTTTGGTAGTTCCCCTAATTAAAGAATATATGGAAATTAGTGTTAAAAACGATGATATTTTAATCAAAATGGCCGCTTTAGCTCAACGTGCTATGGCAACTACTACATCTGATGGTCAATTAACAATTTCTGATGAGGAAAAAGAGCAATTACTTGCGGCTATGAACGAATTAAAAGGAGATAAATAATGGCTAGTTACGGATTTGGTGCTTTAAATAAAAATCTTAATACTAAAAATGATTATAATTTAAAAAATAATCTAGGTTTTACAATAAGCACGGGAAGGGTTATTAATATTATTCTAGATGGAGATGATTATAATGCTATTGGAACTATTGAATATGTAAATATTGAATCATCCCCAGCTGATATATCTAATATTAATCCTCAAGTAAATAAATTTACAGCAAAACCACTATTATCTAATATAAAAAATTATCCCTTAATTAATGAATTAGTACTTATATTAAGTTTACCTGATATAGGAATTAAAGCATCTACATCAAGTAAATCTAAATATTATTTAAATATATTAAGTATTTGGAATCATCCACATCATAATGCTATTCCTTTTTTAGAAGGTAATTTATCACCAACCCAACAAAAAACATATCAACAAACAGCATTAGGTAGTATAAAAAGAGTAACAGATCAACCTACTGAAATATTTTTAGGTGAAACTTTTTTTGAAAGAGATACTATAAATCCTTTATCTCCTTTTGAAGGTGATGTAATATACGAAGGAAGATGGGGAAATAGTATTAGATTTGGTTCAACAGTAAAAAATAGATCTAATGATTGGTCATCTACAGGTACGGATGGTGATCCAATAATGATAATAAGAAATGGTCAAGGTCCAAATGAAGGAAATGGTTATACATACATTACTGAGGATATTAATACTGATTTAGGATCTATTTATTTTGGTTCTACACAAAAACTACCTTTAAATTCGGCTAGTACTTCTTATGTTAGTTATAAAACAAATCCCCCAATTATACCTTCTCAATATACAGAGAATCAAATAATAATAACATCAGGACGTTTAGTATTTAATTCATCTGTTGATCATATTTTATTAAGTTCTAATAAATCTATAAATTTAAATGGAGTTGAAAGTGTTAACATTGATGCTCCTACTACAGTAATTCAATCAACAAATACATACATTGGTTCTAAAAATGCTACTGAACCTTTATTATTAGGTAATCAAACTATTAATTTATTAAATCAATTAATTTCTAATTTATCTGGGTTTATGACTGTTTGTTCTAAACTAACCTCTACACCTCCAGGAACATTAATTTTACCCTTAAATGTAGCCGCAGATCAAGTAAATACTTCTTTACAAGCATTACAAGCGAATTTAGACACTTTAAAATCTAAATATAATTATACTGTATAATGGCTTTACCTTTAGATATAGAACAACAACGTCAAGAAGAAGCAGCCATTACTGAGGCCAAAGCTAAATCAGCAAGTCAAAAAACAGTTGATGCTACAGCTATTGAACAATCTACTCCAGATAATCTTAAAGCTAAAGGAGCAGCTAAATTACCACAATTAATATATATTTTAGGAAGTCAAGCAAATACAATTATTCAACCTTCAATAAATAAATTAATTAATGATTATGTTATTAAATATCAAACTAGTGGAGTATGTCTTCCTCCACTAGAATTAGCTACTTTAAGACAACAACGAGACTTAATAGTTAACCAATTAAATAATATAGGAAATAAAATTGAAATTTTAGGTGTTTCTATTACTGGATTATCTTTTTTCTTAAATACTGCTTTATCATTAATTGCTACTACTGATATAGCATCAATAGCAACCTCATTAGCTTTAAAAATTCCTCCGGCTAATGCTTTACCAACTCCAAGTGTTATAACAACTTTATTAAATGATGCCCAAACATTAATTAGAAAAGTTACTTTTGATCAATATGGTAACTCAAAATTATCTAAACTTCAATCAGTATTAGGAGGTTCCTCATTAGTATTATCAATAATTGGTAGTTATATTTTTACAGCTGTAGAAACTTTAAAATTAATAGATAATGTTTTAAAAGATTGTGATCCTAATAATTCTTTACCCCCGATAGCTCCCTCTGTTCAATCAATTGCTAATGCTCAATCACAAGCTCAACAAACAATAAATCAAACAACATATGAGGGTTTTATCCTTGATATAGAGGAAGTTCCTTTTACACCAACAGTAACTCGTAGAAGAGCACTTGGTAAAAATCAACAAGGAATTGTTTTAATACAAACCGAACTATCATTTACAACAGATAATTTAACTTTAATTAACGAATTAAAACTAATAATAGACAGAGATAATTTAAAAGCTTATTAACTTAATATTTATAAACAATGAAACCATCAGATTTTAAAAAAATTATTAAAGAGGCAGTAAAGGAAGCTATTCAAGAAGAATTAAAAGATATTCTATTGGAAGCTGTTCGTGCCCCTAAAACAATTGTTACGGAGTCAATTAGAGACACTTATGCTCAACCACACCTTGAATCCCCTAAAAAATTAACAGCAGCAGAAAGACAAGCTATGTTTGGAGGTATTTTAGAGGAAATGCAAAATGGTGGAGCAGCTACTTCAGCTTATGCTGGACAGTTTAAACCTCAAGGTTCCGTTGATACTACTAATGGTGCTTTGCCTGAAGGTAGTGTAGGATTAGATCAAATTATGTCTTTAATGAACGGTAGATAATGGCATTTGGAGCTAAAAGAATATTTCCCCTAGATACTAAACCAAGTGTTGGTGTAGGTATTGCCTTACCTTTTAATGCTCCGGGTGTTTTTAGAACTACATATACAACTCAAGAATCTATTAAATATAATCTAATTAATTTTTTCCTAACCAACCAACCAGAAAGATATTTAAATCCCTTATTCGGTGGAAGCTTAAGAAAATTTGTTTTTGAACAAATAACTAGTGGTAATTTAGATTTTTTAAAACAAGATATACAAGAATCTTTAAATCTTTATTTTCCAAATGTTATCATAGAATCATTACAAATTCTACCCAATACTGACAATAATCAAGTAAACGTAATTTTAACATATTCTATTCAAGATACGGGAATAAATGACACAATCGAAATCCAATTTACATAATGGCTACCAGAAGAAATATA